GTATTCCACAAAGAGCTTCAAATGACATCTGCGAATGCGGATGACGATACCCAAGGTTTATACTCCGTAGACCTGTCATACAAGAATCGTACCTTGCATTCACTGGGTGTGGACGCTATAGCATTTGAATGGGTAGGAGTTCAAATGGTGGAGAACACCACGATCACGGGACAGGACGCTAACCATGCAATTCAATTTGGATATGACGACATTGTTGACAGCACGAAAGGGTTGTTCAGATCCACGGCAAATGACTACGAATATTATAGAGATCCTCACTACAGAACCAGCGGGGGTTTTCAGGCGTACGCACGAAGGTTCGTACCGACGAACTATGCCTACTTAACACTGGGAAATCTTCACGATGAACAGGGAGATTATCGGTATCCTGCTACTGGATGGATGAACATTTATAACATGCAGGCAGATGGTGTCCAATTTGGTTCGTCAAATGCGGGAACTGGCACTGTAGGAAATGCAGGAAGAACGCCAGGTTTAGTCCATTATCATGGGAACATGTATGCAGATGATACGGTCGCAGATCGACAGGCTGCGGTGCCAGGAGCTTACGATAAACAGGAATTTCATGGACTTTTTATATTGGCCGGTTCAGCATCAAACGATTATATGAATAAAAGGCTCAGATACTGGCATTATACATTCGCTGATGCTGGTAGAAACTTTGGACAAGGTAAATTAATAGGTAGAGTTCTTTACTAAAAATGGTAAGCATATGGCAACAAATCCACACTTCAAAAGAGAGTCAGTAGACCAAAATTTAATTGAAGACTTGGTTGTGGAAACAATCAAGATGCACGGTCATGATTTTCTTTACGTTCCAAGAACTCTAGTCAACGAAGATACACTTTTTGGTGAAGACACAATCTCAAAATTTGAGAATGCTGTTGAAATTGAAATGTACGTTTCCACTGTTGATGGATTTGAGGGAGAGGGAGAAATAATTTCAAAGTTGGGATTTGAAATTCGAGACTCGATGGGTGTTGTTGTTTCTAAAAAACGATTCACAGAAGAGTTTGCACATCTTTCTGATATAACATACCCCAGAGAGGGAGACTTACTCTACTTTCCTCTAACAAATGGTTTGTTTGAAATTAAATTTGTCGAGACAGAAAACCCATTCTATCAGGCAGGCAAAATATACACCTATGACCTTTCATGTGAACTCTTCCGTTACTCACACGAAGACTTCGATACTGGTGATGACCGTGTTGACTCAGTTGCAACAGACCAAGTTGATTCTGTTACTGGCGGTATAACAATCCCATCTGACCCATTCTCAGATAATACAAATATTGAAACTATGGGTGATGACATCTTTGACTTCACAGAAAATGACCCATTCTCAGAAGGTGACTACAAATAATGTTTGGTAATCATTTTTACAATAAGAGTATTCGAAACACCACGATTGCATTCGGGTCTTTGTTTAATAAATTAAAAGTCTCCCGCACAGATTCAACAGGAACAGAAATCAAACAAATTCAAGTTCCTCTTTCATATGGAAATAAAGCAAAATTTATTCGAAGACTTCGAGAAGATTCTCGTCTTTCAAATCCAGATAAAACCGAAGTGAGTATGACTCTTCCAAGAATTGGATTCGAACTAACTTCTGTAGAATATGATGTATCAAGAAAAACAAATACACTGAATAGAATACTAGCACACAACTCAACCACGGGTTCTACTTCAGGACTAAAATCAAACTTTTCAGCAGTTCCATACAATCTAAACTTTGGTTTGTACATCATGACGGAGACAGTTGATGATGGTTTACAAATTTTAGAACAGATTACACCATACTTTACTCCAGAATTTACAGTAACACTAAATCTAGTAACAGACCTATATCAAAAGATTGATGTTCCTATTATTCTTAATAGTTCCAATGTAGAATCTGAATACGAGGGCGATTTTGATAGTATTCGTTCTGTCATGTGGAATTTAGAATTTACTGCTAAATCTTACATGTACAGCCCAGTCAAGACTGGAGATGTCATCAAGAAAACTATTACAGTTCTTTATGATTCAACTATAGATAATGGAGTATTTGGTGGAGAAACTGGTGCCTTATCAAGAATTGATATTGAACCCAACCCAATCGGTGCTACATATGGTAGTGATTATGATTATACAAAGACACTCCGTGTACACGGTTTCACGGGTGCAGAAGGAATTGACACAGCAGGTAACACATTAGCATGAGTAAAAGCGTAGACCAAAAACTATCCGAAGCATTAGACATCGAATATAACGAAAAAGAAATCCAAAAGACAGAACCAAAGGCAATTAAGCCTTACGAACCTGAACTGAATAAGGATTATCGAGATGTTCGAGATAATTTGCACCACATTATTGACTCTGGACAGGTTGCAATTGATGGCATCCTACGGGTGGCATCTGAAGGTGAATCACCAAGAGCCTACGAAGTTGTTTCACAACTCATCAAAAGTGTTTCGGAAGCAAACAAAGACTTGATTGACCTTCATAAGAAAATGAAGGACATAAAGAAAGAAGACCCCGACACACAACAGGCACATAACATCACCAATAATACTTTGTTCGTAGGTTCCACAAAAGAACTGCAAGACATGGTAAAGAAACAAGCAAAACAAATACAAGATGATGTGATTGATGTAGAGGTAATTGATGGCAAACAAGAGTAATCTATATCTTGGTAACCACAACTTAAAGGCTTCCAATGTTCCTCAAGAGTTCACTAAAGAACAAGTTGAGGAATATTTGAAATGTGCTGCTGACCCTTTGTACTTTATTAAAGAGTATGTCAAAATCATCACACTGGACGAGGGACTGCAACCATTTGAACCTTGGGATTTTCAAGAAGACCTCTTAGAAAAGGTTCATGACAATCGTTTTGTAATTTGCAAATTCCCTCGACAGACAGGTAAATCCACGACCGTTGTTTCCTACATTCTTCATTACATTCTATTCAACCCCGAAGTTAATGTTGCAATTCTTGCTAACAAACTTGCAACTGCAAGAGAATTGTTGAATAGACTTAAACTTGCATACGAACACTTACCAAAGTGGTTGCAACAGGGTATTGAAGAATGGAATAAGACAAACATTGAATTAGAAAACAATTCAAAAGTTATTGCTGCTGCAACCTCATCTAGTGCAGTCCGTGGTGGTTCTTTCAACATGATTTTCTTGGACGAATTTGCATATGTTCCACCTGGCGTTGCAGAAGAATTCTTCAGTTCCGTCTATCCTACCATCTCATCTGGTAAAGAAACAAAAGTTCTAATTGTGTCCACACCAAAAGGACTCAATATGTTCTATAAGATGTGGATTGATGCAGAAGAGGGAAGAAGTGAATACGTTCCTGTTGAGGTTCACTGGAATCAAGTGCCAGGAAGAGATGATAAATGGAAGCAACAAACAATTGCAAATACCAGTGAGGAACAATTCCGTGTTGAATTTGAGTGTGACTTTATTGGTAGCACGCAAACTCTCATCGATTCTAAAAAATTAAAATGTTTGACATGGAAAACACCTGTCGAAAAAACAGATGACGGTGTTAAGGTATACGAAAAGTCAAAAGAAGACCACCAATATGTGATGTGTGTTGATGTTTCTAGAGGAAAAGAACTAGATTATCATGCAATCACTGTAATTGATATTACTGAAACCCCATACAAAGTCGTATGTTCGTTCAGAAATAATACGATGTCACCAATGGTTCTACCCAACTTGGTGTATCGAATAGGAAATAAATACAATACGGCACATGCACTGATAGAAATTAATGACATTGGTGCTCAGGTTGCAGACATTCTTCATCATGAACTGGAATATGATAACATTCTGGTTACATCTGTTCGTGGAAGAAAGGGACAAACTCTTGACGGTGGGTTTGGTTCTGCACAAAGTCAATTGGGTGTGCGAACGACAAAAGCAGTCAAGAGATTAGGATGTTCTATCATAAAATCTATGGTAGAAGAGGATAAAATCGTAGTAGAAGATTTTGACACCATCGAAGAAATGGTTTCATTTGTTTCAAAAGCAAATTCATATGAAGCAGAAAAGGGACACCATGATGATTTGATGATGACCCTAGTGCTTTTTGGTTGGTTGTCTACCCAATCATATTTTAAAGATTTAACAAACTTTGATTTAAGAAAGAACTTATTTCAAGAGAAAATACAAAAATTAGAAGATGAGTTAACCCCGTTTGGATTTATTGATGATGGAATTAATTTGGAAAACGGGC